TGACGGAGGTCGGCGCCGGCGATCGCTTGGGACCGAAGAAGAAACGCAGGGACTGGTCGCAGTTGCAGCAACGGATGCGAGGGAATCAGCCATGAGCAGGAAGCGCAAGACCGACGCATCACACGAAGATCGATCGCAGCAGTCCGATACAGGCATTCGTTGCCGGAAATGCGGCTGCCGGCAGCATTACACCGTGGAGACCCGGCTGCTGTCCGACGACCGAATTCGCCGCCGGCGCGAGTGCCGGAACTGCGGATATCGCTTCACGACGTTCGAGAGACCGCTGTGAAAATGCGCCTCCAAACACTACATGTAGTGATTTTTTCGCAAAAGCGGCGAAAAATGACGATTTGATTTGACACGGCCGGAAATTTGGTGTAAACTACTTACAACAATCCAACGAAAGCCGGGGCCGGCCAGCTTCGGCGTTTCACCAAGCAAAGCCCTTTACCGTCGCGACGGGCGGTAAAAGGCTTTTTTCGTTGGCATCGATTTTCGGTGAGGATGACGATGTCTGACACGATCAAGGATGCAATCGAGCAGTCGGCGACCGGGCCCCGCAAAGCCAGCGGCGACTCGGGCAGCGTCGAGCAGCACAGCCTGCCCGACCAGATCGCGGCCGACAAGTATGCCGAGGGTCGTGCGGCCAGCCGGAAGAACGGCCTGGGCATCAAGATCAACAAGATCGTACCGGGAGGGGCCGCCTGATGATCCTGGACGCTTACGGCAATCCGATCAAGACGGAGCTTCGCCGGATGCCGGTGAGGATGCCGGTCATGCGCGCGCGATACGATGCCGCTCAGACCACCAACGACAACAAGCGGCACTGGGTGAACGCAGACGACCTTTCGGCCGATGCCGCGAACTCTGCCTCCGTCCGCAAGATCCTTCGCAAGCGGGCCCGGTATGAAGTGGCCAACAACAGCTATGCTCGAGGGATCGTGCTGACACTGGCAAACGATTGCGTCGGCCCGGGCCCGAGCCTGCAGATACTGACAGACGATGACGGCCTGAACGACACGTTGGAGGCGGCATTCAGGGAGTGGGCGGAGACGATCGATCTGGACGCCAAGCTGCGTGCGATGCGGATGGCCAAGACCACCGACGGCGAGGTCTTTGCACTGCTCACGTCGAATCCCGGCCTGTCCACGCCGATCAAGCTGGACCTTCAGCTCATCGAAGCCGAGTGCGTCGCTTCACCGCAAGGCAACATGATAGCCTCGCACAACGAAGTGGATGGCGTCGTGCTGGACACGTACGGCAATCCCGTCCGTTACTGGATGCTGAAGCATCATCCCGGTTCGCACAGCAGCTGGCCGGGCTATGCTCTGCCGGTCGATGCCTCCTCGATGCTGCACTGGTACCGGATGGACCGGCCCGGGCAGCACCGGGGCGTCCCCGAGCTGACGCCGGCGCTCGAGCTGTTCGCTCAGTTGCGGCGATACACCCTGGCCGTGCTGACGGCTGCGGAAACGGCGGCCGACTTCGCAGCCGTGCTCTACACCGACGCACCGGCCAACGGCGAAGCGGAGGAGGGTAACACCTTCCTTCCGGTCGAACTCGAACGCGGGATGGCCACCACGCTGCCCGACGGTTGGCGCCTGGGGCAGGTGGAAGCCATGCAGCCGACGACCACCTACAAGGAATTCAAAGCGGAGATACTGAACGAGATCGCACGCTGCCTGAATCTGCCTTACAACATCGCAGCCTGCAACTCGTCCGGCTACAACTATGCGTCGGGCCGTCTGGATCACCAGACCTACTTCAAATCGATAGAGGTCGAGCGTTCTCACCTCGTGCAGCGGGTTCTGAACCGAATCGTGAATGCGTGGCTCGAGGAAGCGATGTTGCTGAGCGAGTTCGCCACCTTGCGGCGGACCAACGGCGTTCTGCCCCACACCTGGTTCTTCCGCGGGCGCGAGCACGTCGATCCGCTCAAGGAGGCGAACGCTCAGTCCAAGCGGCTGGAGGATCGTTCGACGAATCTGGCTATCGAATATGCCAAGGAAGGGCGTGACTGGAAGGTCGAGGTGAAGCAGCGATTGGAAGAAGAGAAGTTCATTCAGAAGAGCCTGCGGGAGATTGAAAATGCGAATTCCGAAGCAGCATAGAGTGATCGAAGCCGCCGACGATGAAAGTCGGCCGAACTTCTTCACGTTCGACGGCGGCGAGCTCGAGATTCAGGCGGCCGCCGGCGACGGCAAGAGCGTGCCGACCTTCAGGATGGACGCTTACAACGGCGGCGTGATGAATCTGCTCGGATTCTTCAACCCGGTCGTTGTAGACCTGGCGGGCGTCGAGATCGAAGGCCAGCAACTGCCGGTGCGTCTGGATCATGAGGCAACCCGTGGCGTCGGGCACACCACGAAGGTCGACATCCTCAAGAGCAAGATCAAGGTCGAGGGCCTGATCTCGCGTTCGACGTCGTGGGCCCGCGACGTGGCCGAAAGCGGCCGCAACGGGTTTCCGTGGAAGGCGAGCATTGGGGCCAAGCCTCACAAGGTGAACTATCTGCCGCCAGGACGACGGGCGACGATTAACGGCAAGTCGTTCACCGGCCCTCTGGATATCGTGACGAGCTGTACGCTCAAGGAAGTAAGTTTCGTTGATTCGGGCGCGGACCCGACAACTTCGGTTTCTGTTGCGGCGATGGCCGCAGAGGAGAGTCAAATGAAGACGTTTGAGACGTGGCTGAAGGCCAAGAACCTCGATATCGCGACGCTGTCCGAGGAAGAGAAGGGGCGCCTGAAGGCTCAGTTCGACGAGGAGCAGAACGTCGGGCGTCCGGCACCGTCCGTTCCGGCCGCTTCGCCGGCGCAGCCCGCGCAGTCTGAACCTCCGCAGACGCAGACACAGTCCATGCCGGCGCCCGCGTCGGTGCAGGCTTCGGACACCGGTCATGTGCCTCAGAGTGTTACGGCTGCCGCGAGTGAATTCGTGGCCGAGACGCGCCGGCAGGCCGCAGCCGAGATGCGCCGGCAGCAGGAGATCGCCAAGCTGTGCGAGAACGGCAAGTACGGCGAGATTCAGGCGAAGGCCATCGAGGAAGGCTGGGACACTATCCGCTGCGAGAACGAGGTCAACAAGCTGAAGGTCGAGGAGCTGCGCGCGAGCCGGCCGTCGGCCCCGGCGATCCACGGCAACAGCTTCGACGCCGGCCCGGAAGTGTTCGAGGCAACCGCACTGATGGCGTCGGCCGTGCCGACCAACAGGCTCGAGGCACTGTATCAGGCGCCGACGCTCGAGGCGGCTCACAGGCTGCGCGGCGTGGGCATCCAGGAGTTTTGCGAGCTCGCGTGCGGGATGCAGCTTCCGCGATTCCGCCGGGATCCCGAGGGCTGGCTGCGCGCCGCCTTCTCGACGACCACACTGTCGGGCATCCTGTCGAACGTCGCCAACAAGATGCTGCTTGAAGGCTACAACTACGCCGAAGACACCTGGCGGCGCATCTGCAGGATCGCCAGCGTAAACGACTTCAAGCAGCACACCCGCTACCGGATGACCGGCAGCTTCGAGTTCCAGAAGGTCGGCCCCGACGGCGAGCTGAAGCACGGCTCGGTGAGCGAGCAGACCTTCACTCAGCAGGCCGATACCTACGGCATCATGTTCGGGATCACGCGCCAGATGATCATCAACGATGACATGGGCGCGTTCACCGACATCCCCCGCCAGATCGGTATGGGCGCCGGCGAGGCGATCTGCGACGTCGTCTGGACGCTGCTGCTGAGCAACCCCAGCAGCTTCTTCAGCTCCGGTCACGCGAACTACCTGGAGGGCGCCGACACCGCATTCGGCATCGATGCTCTCACCGTCGCCGAGGTGCTGTTCGCCGAGCAGACCAAGCCCAACGGCCGGCCGCTGGGGATTCCGCCGTCGTTGCTGCTCGTGCCGATCGCGCTCAAGGGCCTGGCTCAGCGCATCTACACCTCGCAGCAGGTCAACGAGACCACGACCGCCAACAAGCCCAAGCCGGTGGACAACCCGCACGTCGGGAAGTTCGAGCCGATCTCCTCGGCGTACCTCAGCAACAGCAGCTTCACGGGCTACAGCTCGGCGGCCTGGTACCTGTTCGCGGATCCGAACCGGCTGCCGGCCATCGAGGTCGCCTTCCTCAACGGCGAGGAGCGCCCGACCGTTCAGCAGGTCGACGCCGAGTTCAACATGCTCGGCGTGCTGTTCCGGGGCTTCATCGACTTCGGTGTCAAGGAGCAGGATTACCGCGGCGCCATCAAGATGAAGGGCGCGGCGTGAGCCTTCTGAAGTCCACACGCGGCCGTCGAATGTGATGGCGGCCGCGTGTTCATCCATTTCATCAGCAACTTCAGACAGAGGAGTTTAATATGGCGACTGCTACTTTCGTACACGATGGCAAGTCCATCGACTACACGCCCGCCCTGGCGGTCGACGCCGGCGACGTGATCGTCCTGAATGACATGGTCTGTGTCGCGAAGCTCGACATCGCGGCCAACGCCCTGGGCGCCCTGGCCACGACCGGCGTGTTCGACTTCCCCAAGTCGACCGGCTCCAGCTCGGCGATCGCCGCCGGCAAGAAGGTCTATTGGGATTCAGACAACGAGGTCATGACCGAGACGGCCGACGGCAACACCTACGCAGGCAAGACCGTCGCGGCTGCCACGGATGACGCTGCTACCGTCCGCGTCCTGCTGATCGCATGAGGAGATGCTCGATGCGGGCCAGCTTCATCCACATCCAGCCTTTCGTGCAGCAGGTGATTGAACGTCGTGTGCCAGGCGCCCTCGCCGAGTTCGGCGTCTGGCACGCGACAACGTTCATGCCGCTGGCGGAACTCGCACGGATCGACGGTC